GAAGTAAAAGAACCAACAAAAGAAAAATGTTCTTGTAAACCTGCTGGTAGTGGTGGTAGAGATATTTACTGTGTCACACATGGTAAAAAAGCCGAATAATATACAACATATTTACAAATTTTGACACATAACTATATAACTTAGTTATTGGGAAAGTATATATTGGGCTTTATTAATAATTTAAGAGGATTATTTAAGAGTGACGTTAACAAGTCCTATACTGAGAATGTAATTAGACCAAGTATAGCACAACCATATATGAGCACTGATACAGGTGCAAAATTACCAATATTTCCATTCCCTCTCATAATGATTTATGAATTTGCTGATAATATTGATGCAATTCGTATTCCTATTGAAACAATTAATAGAGAAATGTTCAAAAATGGATTTGAAGTAGTTGAGAGATTCAAATATAAATGTGATAACTGCTCTAAAGAGTTCCAATTTAAACCAAATAATGCAGGTGCAGATACTGGTGATGAAGTATTAGAATGTGATTCATGTGGTAGTAAAGATATTAGAAGACCTATACCTGAACATAGAAAAATACTTGATGATATGATACATAAACCAGTAAATTCTAACATGCAAACTATTGAAGATGTAAGTAGACAGTTAGAAAGAGATTTAGAAATTGCTGATAATGCCTATTTATTACTGTTGAAAAACTACTTTATTGATGATACTACAGGTGAAATTGACCATGATAAGACCGAAATTAAGGAATTATTACGTGTTGATCCTCCACAAGTAGCCATGATTGCTGATAGTGATGGAAAAATAGGTTATGATGATAAAAGACAAAAGATTTGGGTATGTCCTCGTTTTGAACATAGAGGTAATAGATTATATGCTGAAAAATGTGACAAGTGTGGTGCAAAAGGTCTAAAAGCCATATTAGAAGTTAATAGTGTCTATTCCGTGGGTGTTCCACAACCAAAACGTGTAATTTATGCTGAAGGAGAAGTAATTTGGAAAGCTGGAAAATACAAACCATCACTTATGTATGGTTATTCACCAATTTATGGTATATGGAGTAAGGCTATGTCATTATCTCACATGGATGAATACATTAGAAAATACTTTGATAAGATGAGACCACCACGTGGTATGTTGTTAATTGCATCACGTAACTACGAAACATTTAGAAAAAGTTGGGATGCATTGGAACAAAAAGCAGTTGAAGACCCATACATGATACATCCTCTCATGGTTGAAGCCGAAAGAGGAAATAAAAACATGGCACAGTGGATTGACTTTACAGGTTCATTACAAGAATTACAATTTATTGAAGTTAGAAAAGAATTGAGACAAATTATTGGTGCTATTTATGGTGTTTTACCTCTCTACTATGGAGAAATGGTAGGTGGTTGGTCACAAGAAGGATTACAAGTAACAATTACCAATAGAGCAGTTAAATGGGGTCAAGATATATTATACAAATCATTTTTCCGTAAACTTGGTGACGTACTTAACATTGATGATTGGGATTTAAAATTAAAAGTTGGTGAAGAGAATGATAAGATGAGAGAATTACAACAAGAAGGTGTTGAAATTGATAACATGGCAAAATTACAACAGATGGGCTTTGGTATTAGTATGACACACAACGGTGAATATAAAATTAGTAAAAATCCAGAAACTGATGGAGATCTAAAATTAGGTCGAGGTAGAGAAACTGCTGCACCAGCAGAAAATAGACAACAGTTTAGTGGTCAACCATTACAAACAAGACCAAGTGACTTGGGTGGTATTGCAGAAGGACATCCAGCAAGTGGTAGTGGAACATCAATGTCACAAAAGAATTATTTTGATGGTATTACACCAAGTAATTTTACCACAGTTAAAAAAACTTTACAAACAGCAGTTGATTTTGGTTGGAAGAAAACAAAAACAGTTGATGAGTTGAGAAAAATGGCAGGAATGACTGTACGTGATGCTAGAGAATTAGTTAAACATGAATTCCAAGGAATGAGAAAATGGGAAGATGAGGATGACAATGTTTAATAGTTTAGATAAAATCATATCATCATTGTCTAAATATACATCAACTGAAACAGAAAGAGATGATTATGATGAAGAGGATGAAGAAGATGATTATGATGAGGATGATGACGACTAATGCCACGTACACCAGTTGTTAAACCTATTAAACCTACTAATATTGAGGGCATTGAGGCAATTGAACCAGTTATAGAAACCCCAAAATCACTAAAAAGTAAGATATTAAGTGGTAATATTGATGAAATTAATATAATTATGCGTGATTGCGAAGGAATAACATCATTGGAATATGAAGCACATGTTATAATTGAAGATGCAACAAAGAAATTACTTTTATTAAAGAAAGATCATGGCTACTAAATTAGATGTTAATGTCGGTCAAAGTGACATTGGTAAAAAAATATGGTCAATTCATCAAAAAAATGAATGGACTAAAGTAAATAATTATAAAGAAGCAGTTTGTTTTAGTTGTTTAAAAAGTGATGCAGCAGCAGCTCTAGTTGTAGATATATGTGGTGATTGTGCAGGAAAGAGAGGTAGAGAATCAATACTTGTTCCAATTAAGGAAGTATATCATGGTCTTTGTTATTTTTGTGGTACTTATAAATTCCATATGGAACAAATAAACTGTAGATTATGTCATCCATGTCACAAACGTGTAGCAAATGTAATGACAGCGTATAATAAAAAGGGTGGATTGTTTGGTGCAGATCCATTTTGGGTAAAACAGAGGAAAAAATACGGTAAAGACTGGAAACTTATGTTCTCTGGTAATGGTGGGAATCCTCGTTAATATTCGCTTTTAACATTCTTTCTTTCTTTTCAATCATATATTTCTTAAGATCAGGTGGTATTAATAGGTGTTCTAGCAGTATTTCAATGCTTTCCAACCTGAAATTAGTGACTTTAAGTAAGTCTTCTACTTCACCTAATACAAAATCAAACTTCATTTACTATCACTCAACACTAAATTTAACCTATTAAGTTTTAAATCATAGAATCTATGTGTATAGTTAATCTTTGTTTTCTTTTTTGGCTTATCACCGTTAAATTTACTCACATGTAACTCCAATTCACACTTCCTAAACAGGCGTGGAAAGAATCGTATCTTGTCATTTTTTGGATTGTACGTTATCTTGTCGTCAAGTACCAACCTCTCATTACCAGTATAATATGTAGGAAATTCTTTCAGATTAAAGAATGTAATAGATCTAGTTGCATTAATTTTATTAGAATAATCATTAGTATTCAATAATATCCACAGCTTATCCTTGTCTTTAATGTATAAATCAAGAACTGGTAATGCTGACTCGTTTACTTTATTCTTATCAATACCATCTTCAACAAACTCCTTATATCTTTTCGTGTAACTATCTAAATTATCATATAGATAAATGGCAGTTCCCATATTACATACAATGATAATACTTATTAATAAAGGCTTTTAATACAACTTGTGGTAATTAAGAATATGAAAGATGGTAAATGTGAATGTGGTGGTAAAACATATGGTTATGCTACTGAGAAAGATATTACTAATAAAAATATGCACTTCTATATATGTTATAAATGTGGTAGGTTTTCAGGTCAGGCATACCCAGAATTAACAGAATTATTGGTTAATGAACCTAAATTAATTTTACACCTAATTAACAGTGGTTATTTAATCCCCATATAATTTATATACTAACTATTTTAACCTTACTATGACATGCACAAAAAAGCAAAAAGATTAATAGCTAAAATTCTTGGTAACTTTGGAGTAGCTTTCTTTAGTCCATTAGTAAGTGTAAACATTGGTGAAAATATGTTTGACTTGGCAATTACCTTACATCAAATGTTGGTAATATCATTAATATCTGCAACTGCTGTTACTGGAATGTCTATTAGTAAAGAGTATGCCGAGTGGGGTAAAGGGGAAAGGTTAGTAGGTTAGAAATGACTAAGGTATCTAGCAGTAAATCAAAAACAGGGAAGAAGAAATCCTGTGGTTGGATTAATGATGTGCTAGATTCCATGCTCATTTGGTAATACGTTATATATGTTTAATAAATAAGTTTATATTATAGGTATATTGATAACATACCATGGTAGACCCATTATTCATAGCAGTAACATCAACCGTTGCTGGTGCATGTCTTAATACTGTTAGAGGATATATTAACAGTGGTGAGAGATACTCCATTAAAAAACTAGTTGGTGCTATTATACCAACAATATTTGCTGGTATTGCTGTAGGTCAAACACTATCTATAACAGGTGTTAGCATATTAGCTATAGCCTTGATAGGTTTAACAGCAGGATTTGCAGTTGATTATGCAATATCTAAGGCTAAAAAAGACACATCTTCTGAGTAGATTTTTACTCAGTA